ATTAAAAATATAAATAAGTATATCATTTATAAAGTTGTTTTAGTTCTTTTCCTATTTCTATCCATTCAGTATAACCTTGTTTAATATATCCACTTACTACAAATCTATTATATTCTTTAGTGTATTTCTTATGTAGTAGTTCTGCTCTTTCTTTATTTGTCATTCCTTATCTTCATCTATTAGTTTAACTTCTATTTCATTTATACAACTTTCACACATTATTTCATCTTGTAATCCTGTTGTTATTATTACATTGCATTTATTACATAGTGTAGCGTAGTTGCCGTTATGTATTGGTTTATATCCTGCTTTTAGTCGCATTAATATCTGCGCTCTTTCTTTTGATGTACTCATATCTTTCTTTTGCTATTTATTTCTACTAATTGATTTAATCTAAACAAAAATAATTCGTGGTGTTCTGTGCCTTCAAATCTACTTAATAGTTCTTTAATGTTTTTAATCGTTTCTTGTTCGTCGTTTAATAGTTCTTTTCTTAGTCTTTCATTCTCTATTTGTAAATCTATTAATTCGCCCTGTAAGCGGTTAATTTGTTTGCGTAGTAAATCTATATCAGTTGAATCTATTTGTTTGTCAAACATCTTTAAAATGCGTTCCTTGTACTTGTTTAGTGTTGGGTTGTATCTTACAAGCATATCCCATTGATTCAATCCGTGAATAACTGTAGCGTGATTCTTATTTACTGAATTACCTATTTGCTTTAAAGTTGTTTTAGGTGTTATTTCTTTTATCAGCGTGTAATATAAACTACGTGCTTCTACCTGCTCACGTGTACGTGTAGTATCATCTACGTTTATGTTTGTTTGTTGTAATACTAATTCTTTTATTTTTTCGTTTATTTCCATTTTAATTTTTTTGTTTTTATTGGTTCTTTTCTTGCTAAATCAAATAAGATATGAAATCTAATTACTTCTACTGCTAAATGCACACCCTGACAAACTTCAAATTGTTCTAAATCTTCGTAGTGTTTTATAACCTCACGTAGTTCTTCTAAACTCATTCCTTGTTCGTATTCGTACAAAGCAAGGTGATAATGCTCAGCAGTAATTTCTTTCATTAAAATAATTTCTGTTGGGCTACGTGGTTTTCTATTCTTTGCATTGCTTTGTCAAAATACTCTTTATCTAATTCACAGGCCGTTAAATCAAAGCCATAATCGTGACAAGCTATTGCTATTGAACCTGAACCTAAATGTGTATCTAATATTTTATCTCCTTCTTTAGCGTAATTTAATAATAACCACTCATAAAGAGGTACAGGTTTTTGTGTTGGGTGATTTCTTATGCTTGGTTTTCCAACTCCTTGTATTGATTTCTCAAATCCATATCTATTTCCACTCCAACAATATTTAAAAATTCTTAATCTTTTTTCAAATGAAGTCCAAGCCAACTCTCCATCTGAATGGTTTTCGCTAACTTGTATTTTATCCCAAAATATCCATCCTTTACTTTCTTTTAAATATGAAGTCATATAGTTAGCACCCCAAACAATTTGATTTTTACTTACTCTAAATAGTTCATTCCAATATTCTATATTCGGAGTATTATTATCCCAATCTCCACCTTTCATAATTCCTTTTTTAATTTGATTTTTTTGGTTTTTTCCACTACCAAGACCTGCATTAATTCCATAAGGAGGGTCTATAATAGCCAAATCAAAATAGTTATCAGGATATCTTGCCATCAATAACATATTATCTTCGTTTGTTATTGTTATTTTATCTGTTACTTTCATAGTACACCTCTTAATACATATTGGTTTAAATCTACATCGCTATCTGCACCAAAAAAATATTTATAGTTGCTAATACCTTGTTCTAACTTTTCTTTGCCTCTTTGGTAAAATTCATCTGAACATTCAAATATACCAATATCTAAACTACCTTTGTCAATACATACAAAAACAAATTCATCTACTCCAAACATTTCACGGTATAAATAAGCCTGTAAATCATAACTATATTTATCTGCTGAATATCTAAATTCATTTAAGCCTGTAGTAGTTTTTAAATCTACTATCATATTATCTTTTAATATATCTGCTTTTGCTCTAAATGGTAATCCGTCTATCATTGCTATTTCAGGAACTTCAAATTCTGCTTTAGACATATAGTGTACTGCTTCATCATTCTTTAAAATTGCATCAGCTAAACGTTCAGCATCTTTTATTTCTTTAGTAGTGTATACTTCTTTGCCTTCTGCTTTTGCTTCTTTGTAAACTTTATTGGCTTTAGTAGCTACATCTACTATTACAAGTTCATCAATCTTATGTGGTTCTAATATCAATGTGTGAAACAGTTTACCATCACGTAACGGCTGTGTTTCTGATTGGCCATACTTTGTTACGTACTTATACGTTTTAGGCGATTTAAGAACCATTTTCAATGTAGAAGATGATAATGCTTGTTTACCTAAATAACCATAGTAAAACTCATCGTTGTACATATTATCTAAAATTTCTTTTTTGTCCCAAATCTTGTTGTCTAAAGTTGTAATCATTATCTAATATTTAATTGGTTTAAATTGTCCATTGTTTCATCATAGTTCAATACTTGTTTAATTTCTTCAAAATAGGCATATTCTATTTGCCATAAAGATTCTAAAGAAGTTGTAATTTTAGTTAGCTTGTTATAACTCCAAGTGTCATTTGTAGTACTTGCTAAATCAGTTAGCAATTGTAGTTCGTTTAAAATTTCTGTTTTTGTCATTGTTTTTGTTTTTAAATTATAAGCAAATATAAACAAGTTATTAATACAAAATACATTTTAACAAAACTTTAACATATAAAAAAGGTAGCTAATTGCTACCCTTATTTCTTAATTCCTGTTGTACTGCTCTAATTTTATCATTTAGCTTTTCATCATTACCACCTTTTAAATAAAGTTGTTCTCGTTTCTTGAGTAGCTGCGTTAATCTAAATTCTAATTCTAATGTTTTAAATTCTATTTGTTCAGTTCTATCCATTTTAATTGTTCTTTTCTTACGTGTGTTAATTCTCTTTCTAAATAATCTATTGCTTTTTCTAAATCTTTTATTTGGTTATCTTTCTTTCTTGCACGTGCTACATATTTAATCACGTTACCTTCGTTAAAGTTTAAATCATAATCTTTTACAAAATCTATTACATCGTAGCTTTTGTTATTGTCGTAGTGGTTAGGTGTCATTTTTTAAATCGTTTTGAGTGTTGTGTATAAAGTTCCATAATCTTTTTGTCTGCTTCGTATTGGCTAAATTCTTTTCTTACGTTATTTTCTTCTAAATAAATCTGCCGGTGTAAATCGTTTAAACTGTACTTGCTTATCCAATACTTATTACTACCTGCAGGTACAATTACATAAGCTAAATTGTTTTGGTGGCAAATGCGCATATCATTTAATTCTTGGTGTGCAGGGTAGAATCTAACTTCTTTTTTTTTAGCCATCTAAAATAATTTCTGTTGAGCTACGTGGTTATTAATTCTATTTTCTGCAATACTAAAATATTTATCATCCATTTCAATTCCTATAAAGTTTCTTTTTAAATTCTTACAAGCTACTCCGGTAGTTCCTGAACCCATTGTAAAATCTAAAACAGTTTCATTTTCGTTTGTGTATGTATTAATTAGATATTCTATTAATTCTACAGGTTTTTGAGTGCTATGTAATGCTTTATTTTCACAATCAATAAAGATAGTTTGTCTTGGGTAATTTTCAAACTCAACTATATAATCTTTTCCTGTTAAGGATTTTGTATTATAAACCCATTCTTTGCCATTATATTTTTTATTTACTTTTTTTGGTTTATTTTTTTTTAACAATCCTTGTGCGTTATAAGTAAAATCAAATTTTTTAATCATTTCATCATATTTTAAATAATCAGAAAATTTACTTAAATTGAATTTATCTGTTAATATTTCATATGTTTTTTTGTTTGGTAAATTAAACTGTTTTGATTTATAATAAAAACAATGTTCTGCAAATCTATTTCCAATTATTTCATTAATTTCTTTTATACTTTTGCCTATATAATTTTTAATATTATTAAAATATTCTCTACCATAAATATTGTTTTGGTATCCATATGTTTCTTTTTGAAATATTAAAATATTTTCAGTATTTCTTAAAGGTTGAGTTTTACAATATGTAAATCCTACTGTTTTATTTTTTATCCAAACCCAATCATATTTATAATTTTTAATATTACTCATTCTTAAAGAACTACTAAAAGGTTCACTACCAAATAAAACTATTGTACCATTATCTTTTATAATTCTATTAAGTTGTTCCCACATTAAATCAAAAGGTATAACTGAATCCCATTTACAAGCAGTAGTTCCATAAGGCGGGTCTGTAATAATTGCATCAATACTTTTATCAGGAATTGACTTCATTAATTCTAAACAATCACCGTGTAATAATTGTATCATTATTCTATTCTTAAAAATTCAGCAGCAGCATATTCAGCAAACCATTCTTTATTTTCTTTGTATTTATCAATTACTGCATTTATCATTACAATTTCATCTATAGTACAAGTTTGTAGTTTTGTAATTACATCATCTATTGCGTTTAAAATGTTTGTTGTCATTTCTGCATCAGTTTTGTAAATAGTTGCGTACTCAGTTCTAACTACTTCCTCTAAATCCTTGTTTAAAGAGTTAATTTTGTGTTTAATCTGCTGCTTGTATTGCTTTGTAAAGAATAAATTTTCATTCGATTCTAACAATAACTGAGATAGTAATACTGATTTTAAGTATTCTAATTGTATTGGGTTTTCTTTCATAATTGTTCTGCTAATTTAATTTGTAAATATGTTACTTCTTTTGCTATTCTATTTGTGTTTGTAAATTGTGTAGTTGCAGGATTCAGATAGTTAATTTCCCATATTGGGAATACTTTTAAAAGGTTAAACGAAAATATACCTTGCGGTGTTGAATTAATATACAAAGGAATATCTAAATGCTTTTCACATTCTTCTATCATTGCATCATATTTCTTCTTTTCAAGTAGTAGTGTTGGGTAGTGTCGCTTCCTGCATTTTAATTCTATTCTATGCCCTGTGGTGGGACTATAACAATCCCACCTTGACATCTGATTCTTTGACTTAACTAAATCAGGGTAAACATTTAAGCGTAAAAACTCAAATAAGTCAGCCTCGTTCCAATTAATCATTCACTTTGTATTCGTTATAAACTTTTCTTAAATCAGAAAGTGTATCCCTCCAACAAGAACTACAACTTGAATGTTCTAACTTTACATTAAAAACCCTATCATAAATAGCAGCTATTGTCCATTGTTCGTTTGGTGTTAAGCTACCTTTTGTAGGCTTTAAAAATTCAGTTAGCATATTGTAGTCAGCTTCGTTTAAACAATTAACCTTTTTTCTGTATGGTATTAAGTTGTTTAATATTGCTTTACGTTCTTCACATTTGCAGTCAATACCCGTTGCTTTTGTAAATACTTCTACTGCAGCTTTTA